GTGGGAACCTGATAATAAGGTTCGAGACCTTCATGCACATAGGATTGTTTTCGATCGGGCGTTCATCAATACACAATCACTTTTCAAGGAGATGGGTATTTCTTGGAATGAAATATTTCGACCAAAAGATAATGGTGAACACGTGAGTTATGTTCTTCGTTCACTCAAACCGAGAGACTACGGTACACTCATATCACTTTTTTCGAGAGTACTCACACAACCAAAAAAGTACAAAACCACTTCACTCAAAGATGCCGTTGGAACCTTAACGGAGAGTGGTCAGGCTTGTATCGAACACCTTCCACTCATCATGGACGGTGTGACTTGGGATGTCATGACGGCTTATGAATTTGTGCAAAACCTCAATCATGTGGCACTCTCCCAACCTTGTACACAGAGGGTTTCGGGGAAAGTCATGTGTGATGCGATGGAAGAAGCACTTCTGAATGTTGGTGTAAACTTTGTATTCGGAACAGAGTTGAATGATGTAGAGTATGGCGAAGAATCGTTCCGTGCAAGGTTTTCCAATGGAACTATGATTGACGATGGTATGCTTTTCCTTTGTCTCGACAATAGTCCAGCTTTCAAGTTGATGGGAGACAATTGGGGATCTGATCTGGTTAAGAATGTACGGGACAGTACATACGGAGCAATAAATATTCTTTTGGATTACAAAAAAGTTCCAGAAATCAAATCGGATCTGGAAGTCGCCGCAACGACACCTTGGAACCTCCAACCCAAACTCCTATACGGAACAAAAACAATTTCATGTGTCATCTGTCATCTCACCAAAGAAATTCTTGCGACTGATCCCGAAACATTGAAGGCTGAAGTTGTCAAGCAGTTGGGTGTTCCCAAACCCGAAGAAGTACGCATAGGTTGGGGTGCTGAATGGAATGGAGAAGAGTGGGTGTTTTCTCAATCTTCCGGTGTACTCAGCCTCGATGGACAACTCCCTTTCTTTGGAAAGTGTTCCAAAGTGGCCATGTGTGGTATGATGTCTCCTAGGTATACACCATACTCGAGTATCGAAGCAGCAGTAGAAGTTTCAAGATCTCTCAGTCATGAGTGTTTTGGAACTCGTGAACCCCTTCGACCCATACTCCTTTCACAGGTGGTATTGTTCACCATCGTGTTACTTATAGTTTTAGTCTTAGTGTATCGTAATAGAAATCAATGAAGTTCAGGGCTAAAGTCTACGAACCAATGTATGATTTCAACAACAAAAAGTATATCCGTATCACAATCCCCGAACATTGTGTAGACATCATCAGTAAAATACATAACACCAAGAGGTCTCTCCTTCTCTACGATAATGTGGATGACCCCCTAGAAGGTAAAGTGCTCAAGTTGAAAGTTCCATTCCGTTACAGGAGGGTGATGTGTGACGTCCAAGGGCGTCCCGTGCAAACTCTTGTAAAGGGGGATGATGTGGAAATTGATATAGCCTTCAAAGGTTACTGGAATATCGAGAATCACTCGGGCTTCTCTTGGATGCTCTCCAGCTGTTCCGCACTCTCTTGAGACTGGTTGGGGTCATTAGGGAGGTCGATGGTTTTGAGACCACCCTTCTGGAAACCACGGAAAGTCTGGAGCATACCCTGAAGACGGAAAATCTCCTGGGTCATCTGCTCAATGTTCACCTCAAGCTTCTTAATATTCTCTTCAATGTCGACGACAGGCATCTTGTACTCATTTAAAGTTTACAATCTTTAAATAAGTATGCTTACTCGAACTGGATACCTAGTGAACGAGGGACCAATTCAAGAAATTAAAAAAGAGTTAACCGTAAGACCTATTGTCAATGGGGACTTTGGATTTCCTCCACCACCTTTCAAAGTTTTTAGAGCAACTAAGAATGGAGTCTGCGTTCCCCGATTCTATGGAACTTCTAAACTTGGGGAACCCAAAGAGGATCGACGACCCGAACCCACCCGGATCCGAGCCAAATTCGCTGGACAGCTCAGAGATGCCACACATCAGAACGAAGCACTCGCAGCAGCAATTCAAGCAGGTCATGGCGTCCTTTCTCTACCATGTGGCTACGGGAAAACGACGGTATCCTTGGCTATAGCGTGTAAGTTGGGGTACCGCACGATGATCGTCGTTCACAAACAGTTTTTGGCTGATCAATGGCGTGAGCGTATTCAACAGTTCTGTCCGGGTGCTACGATTGGGGTTGTTCAACAGAATAAGAAGGAGGTTGACTGTGATTTTGTCATCGCCATGCTCCAGTCGTTATCTCTCAAGGAGTACTCTTTCACAGACTTTGACACTGTGGGTACTTTGATTGTCGATGAAGCACACCATATATGTGCGAAGGTGTTTAGTCAGAGTCTATTCAAAGTGTGTCCTCGACACATCTTTGGACTTTCAGCAACACCTGAAAGGAAGGATGGACTCACAAAGGTACTCCACTGGTTCATGGGTCCAACATTCTTCGCGGTTGAGAGAAAAAATCAGGAACAGGTTGAGGTCTTTACAATAACATTTGATTCACCAAACTACAGAAACCCACCACCCTCTATGCGAAATGGGAAGATTTCAATGCCTAACATGATCACAGAACTCGTCGAGGATCGTCAAAGAAACAAGATGTTGGTGGAACTCGTGAAAAAGGCTTCAGCTGGAACGAGACAACTTCTGGTCCTCAGTGACCGCCGTCAACATTGTGAACTTCTACACCAATGTTTCCCCAAGACATCCGGACTCTATATGGGTGGTATGAAGGAGGCTGCTCTTCAAGAATCTTCCAAAAAGAAAATCATCTTCGCAACGTTCAGTCAAGCCCATGAAGGCTTGGACATCCCAACACTGGATACAGTCATCCTTGCAAGTCCCAAATCGGACATCACTCAAAGTATTGGAAGAATCATGAGAGAAACGAAAGGGAAGAAGAATGAACCACACATCTATGATGTGCATGATCCTTGGTCGGTGTTTACAGCGATGTACTACAAGAGAATGAAAGTGTACCGCCAAGGTGGTTTCAAAATTCACGGTAAAGCCGTAGAGGAAAAGAAAAGTGACTTTCCTCAGGGAAAATGTCTATTTTTAAATCTGAACAATTATTAAATGTCTGGTGCATTGATACAACTTGTTTCCAAGGGTGTTCAAGATGTTTATCTCACAAGTAACGAAGGACATTCATTTTTCCGAACGAAATTCATGAGACACACAAACTTTTCACAAACACCTAAACTCATCAAAACGATGAATGAAAATGACGTTTCCATAACAATACCAGTTCTTGGAGATGTGATTAATGCTGTGTGGTTTCAAGGTTCCGACAAACTGATGGATATGTTTTTTAAATCCACTATTGATTTATATATCGGTGGACAAAAGATAGATTCTCAACATTTCGATTATTACGCCGACATATGGCCTAATTATCTATCTGACACCTACAGTAAATCTAGAGAACTAAACAATAAAACAAATTCTATGAATTCTGGATTCTTACCTCTTCAGTTCTTCTTCTGTAATCATAAGGCATTCTTACCCCTCGTAGCACTTCAAAGTCACCAAGTGGAGATAAAAATCACATTAGATCCAACGAGTCTCAATGGTTTGACGGAGACCCAGAAAAAATATGAAGTGTACGGAAACTATATTTTCCTTGATAAAGAAGAACGAGAAAGTATCGCGAGGCGTTCGACAGATTTCGTAATCACACAAGTTCAACGCATCGAACACCAATTGAACACAGATGACGGATACAATACAATTGACTTGAGTCAATTTAATCACCCAGTGAAGTCCTTATTTTTTGGATTTGATTCAACTACGAGTACATACACCGATGATTATTTTACATTTTCAGGAGCTGATCTTTATATAAACGGTACACCTTTATTGGAAAATATGAAACCTGTCTATTTCCATACAATTCAAAATTACTATAAATCAGAATATGGTGTGTCGGACTATGATGTCGTGAGAGATATGCTATTCTATACACGTTATTTCGCATACCATTTCTGTATGAATGCATCTCAATACAATCCATCTGGTTCTTGTAATTTCAGTCGTCTTGATAATGCAAAACTAATAATTCGAGGTGTAGATGTCGCACCAGGTAGGTCAGGTGAATCGATATATGTATACGCAGTCAATTATAACGTTTTGAGAATAAGGGATGGTTTAGCTGGAATATTATTCGGAAATTAACTTTACGAAGAGGGAAAACCTCTAAGTAGACTTAACACATTTATGCCCTGATGGAATCAGAGACGGCTAACACGATTACGCCGACAATGAAAGCCATGACGACGTAATTCATCTCAGTTTCTTCGAGTCCGACCTGAGGTTTAACCTCTTTGGCCTCGGGTTCCTCGACGACATTCTGACGTCGACTGGGAGGATCCAGTTCCTCTAGCGGACAATACGCTATCATTTATATATATTTAGAGATTAATTTCCGTCTTCTTCTTACGTCGAGTACGCTTCGCTTTTGTGCCACCACCGACATTCACCTCTTTGACTTCACCACCAGTAGAGTCTCCTGAAACGGAAATGATATCCGAAACATCATCCTCATCGGCGACGCTCTCATT